TAGAAACTATGGTGCTACAGGCTGTACGCAGGTTTGGTGATTTCAATCCTGGAACACTATCTGGAGACGCCGCGCTAATGTTTATTGAATTTGCAAACATGGTGATAGATGAAATTCGGATGCACCCATACTGGGACGGCAGTGAGTTAGATTATTACCAGCACTTGTCAGACGTGCGCAAAGTGCCAGACGTAATTATGGTTGGCGGTTTGCTATATCACTACGCAACACAACAAGGCTCAGAAAAAAGCCAACAATTTGCGTCTAGCTTTATTCGTACAATTGGCCAGCAGTTGTGGCGACGTCTCAATGGAAACACCGCTATTCAAATGCGCGTCACAGATGAAGGTAGTAATAAGCGTAACCATCAGGGCCAAACTAGCAAATATAACGGCACAACAAGATGACAAGCACCTTTAAGTCACCATCAGGTATACCAAGTAAAAGCGTAGCCTATGAAAACTTTCAAGGGCTTGATGTTTCACGTGATAGAACTTCTTTAGATACAGGTAAGAATCAACACCTTTCTGTGTGTCAAGATTCGTTCTGCGACTGGCGCGGACAAATTACCCGCGACCCTGGGTGTAACTACTTAAAAGGTAGCAGTCCCGTTAATGCTGTAAACTTTTATTCTAAAGACAAAGTGGTGTATGCAGAGCAAGATGGCGCTGGCATCAACCTTGTCAGTGAAGATGACCATATTAAGGAGGGAGCTTTTCCCCTTAACAGTGTTATCACAACCTCGGTGTTCAACAGACGTATCCATTTTTTTTCGCAAGATAACCCGCCAATTTACTACGATGGGACAAACTATAATTTTAATGCCAGCCCAGCGCTAGACAAGCTACGCCCTTCTTTTTCAACGTCCGTATCACGGCGGTTGTGTGTTGCTGGAATCAACGGCAGAGAAACTACTATTGCAATCTCACGAGTAGATAATGATGAAATATTCCCTGACGACGAGCCTATTGACAGTGTTTCTGTCCTCCGCGCTGGCAACATTGATATATCAAACCAGCTTGGTGCATCCGAGTCTATTACTGGCTTATCTAAATTCGAGCAAAGCCGATTGGCTGTTTTTACAACTGACCGCACTCTCATCTTTTTAATTGATACAGATATAGGTTTGTGGGCGCTTGATGATAAAGCGTCTGTAAATGTTGGTTGTGTAAGTCATGCAACTGTAAAAAGCGCTGGTAGTGATTTGTTATTCTGTTCTCGCTCTGGGGTGCATAGCCTAAGACGCTCCGCGGAAAACGGGCTGACCATCGAGGGCGAATCTTTGTCGTTCAAGATAGACACCCTATACAGAAACCTAGTTTCCTCAGTAGAAAACCCAAAAGATATATCCGCTGTCTATGACCAAGACATGGGGCAGTACCATATTTTCTTCCCACAACGCGGTGGTTTTTTAACTAAGCGCCTAACTATGACCTTGTTCCCAGGCATAGACCCCAAGTGGTCTACGGGTACTTTTTTAAATGCGCGGTGTGGCGCGGCTCTTGGTGGGCGAATAGTTTTTGGCTCAAGTGGCGGTATTTATGACATTAAAAAAATTGAAGAAGAAGCCGAAGTACATCCTGACATGGTGGTTAAAACCCCAGTTTTATGGCACGGCTCATTTACTGATACCAAGTCAGTGCATGCTGTCCTCATTCAAGCCACGGGGAATGGGACGGCCCTGCTGGAAGTTACTGATGATATGGAGCAGGTAATTCATTCAGATACATTCGAGATTAGTGATAGTGGGGACGACAATAACTACCCCGATGTTCCATTATCTAGGCAATATGAACGTAAGTTTGCGGGCCGCTATAGAGGGGCGCAGTACAAACTAACAGTAAGCGGAAAAGGTATTTGCCGAATTATTGGGTTTGGCGTGATTCTGAGGAAGAGCTAATGGCAAGGTTAAGACAACAAAACCCACAAAACTATGTGGCAAGTAGCAATATCAACGCTGAGTTTGAAAATGTTATTAGGTATCTGAATAGCGCAGAACTTGGAGAAAAAACTCTTGGAGAGCTTCTCAAGGTTCTGTTCACCGAAGATGGTGTTTGGCAGGGTCCAATTGAGTTCCGTAATGATAGCTCTGCTGGCATCCAATATCGCGTTGGCTCTTACAATGACACCACCACAGGCTGGACAACCCTGGCTACGCTCGACAGTCTGCGCGGCGCAAGCGGTTCAGACATTGGAACAGTTGGTGCGCCAATCATTCACACCCGTCAGGATACAGTAGCTACCTCTGCTCAAACCGTTGTTAACTACGCGCATGACACCACAGACGAGCTATTAGTTTACGTAAACGGCTTGTTAAAACGCTCTGGCGGCTCAAATGATTACACAAGTAGTGCCGCAGGAAACACGGTGACATTTAACTCTGGCCTGACTGCTGGCCACATTGTTACCATTTACAAAATTCGAGCAACTTCGATTACTGGTTTCACACGCTCTGATACAGTTACCACTTCGTCTCAGACAGTGTTCCCGTTTGTACATGATGACTCCACTGTATTGCAGGTGTATAAAAACGGCATCTTGCAAAGAGAGGGTGGCGCTAACGACTATGTGACTAATGCCGCATCTGACACAGTCACTATGACAAGCTCCATTCCAAGCGGCAACATACTTACAATCGTTACTGTTGAAAATACATCAGCCAATACAATCACTGGCCTGATGACAGAAACAAAATTTACAGACACCGCCACTGGTAAAATTCCATTTAGTAAACTGCAAATTGCAGACGCTGATGTAGCTCAAGCAAAAGTAGTTGGCCTTGTTTCTCATATTGCGTCTGCCGCGAAACTTACGACTAGCGGCTCAACACCAGCAGGCCCATCAACTGGAGACCTTTGGCTAGATACGTCTCAGTCGCCAAACGTCCTTAAGTTTTACGACGGCGCGCAGTTTCTTCAGACGTCGCCAGAAAGCGGGTTGCCAACATTCTCTACGTCTAACGCTGGCCAAGTCGTCCAGGTAAATGGTACGGGTACAGCATTGCAGTACGCGGCCGTTGACCTTTCGTCTCGGATTGCTACGACACAACGCGGAGCCGCCAACGGCGTAGCGTCCCTCGATTCGTCTGGCCGACTGCCGTCGGCTCAACTGCCCACATCTATTTCATCTGGTAGTTTTTACAAGTCTGTCGCGGGGTCAGTCTCAAATAGTGCGCAAGTTATCCAGCGTATTTTTAAACAACGCATACAAATTGATGCGGTACATGTTGTCTGCGCCTCTGGTACAGGAACAGTGCAAATACAAGTAAATGGTGTGAATGTAGGTCAGACAGTTAATGTTTCATCTAGCGATAACAGCGTGACGCTGTCCACACCGCAAGAAATAGACGCCACTTCTGCGAACAAGAAGATTGGTTTTAATATAACCAATGCGGCGAGCTTGAATGATTTAGAGGTGACTTTCGCCTTCAGTATCTTGAGTAGCTAATGGCGGCAGAGCCGACTAGCCACAAACAAGATGTGATAGCTAAGGTCTGCGCCGTAAGGTGCAAATGCCCTCCCATTCCAGAGCCTAACTCCTCTATAGGCTTCGTAAAGGATGGGAACTTGGTAGGTGGCGTCACTTATTCAAGTTACACAGGGCGCGAGATTTGGGCGGCTATATGGGTGGACGACAGGTCTGTCTGGAGCAGGAAGAATCTTAATACCATGTTTAGCTATCCTTTTGAGGAGTGCGGTGTGGTTCGGTTGTGTGGTTTAGTTTCTGTAAGGAACACGGCCAGTTTGAAGATGATGGAGCGGATGGGTTTTGTTCGAGAAGGATTGTATAGAAAGTATTTTCCGAACGATGTAGATGCAGTAGTTTTTGCTATGTTAAAAGAAGAGTGTAAGTGGATATAAGTTATGGGTAAAAAATCAGGACCGAAGGCTCCGCCGCCGCCCCCAGATTACTCGCCGCAACGCGACCAGTATGTTAAGGGTATTGACGCGGCAAGAAACGAGCAGGCTGGCGACTATAATAAAGCGATTAACTATTTCAACGAACAGTTGACTGGTTACGGGGGGCAAATTAACACGCTAGGAGATACGCTTGGCGGTCTTGATATTGATTACAATGTAGATGATTTAGCGGGATACAGTAATCAAATTGATGACATACAGGATTTGCTTGGCAATTTCTTGTCGGGCGATGTTTCAGGTCTGACGGCTTACTCGCCACCTGAAAAACTGGCCCCGACGGGCGGAGTTAGTTCTGGGGGAGACCCCAATATGGCGTTCTTGGACAGCCCCAAATATAAAAATATAGCCGCTACCTCAGAACAACTGAAACGACAGAACACGCCAGACTTGGTTTACGACGCCTTTGGCTTGCCAACTAATCCAAACTTTAATCCCACGGGAACCTCCTATGGGCAAAAAGTAGCTCTCGCTACACCAACGCTTGCTGGTTTGAATTTCGACCAAGCAAATAAATTTATGCGAGACTTGGCAGAATACGAGGCAATGATTGGCTCACTAGAATCTGGTCGCCAGTCTGAGCTAGACCGTATTAAGAATTACTTTGGTGATTACGCGGACGAATTTAATAATTATGACATTGATGTCGCGTATGACCCACTGAGTACCGACTTTGATAAATACATGGCCCAAGTAGAAAAAGCCCAAAATGAACTTGGTGGCTTTGAAAGTAAGCTCGATTTTAGTGATGCTCAAGCTGGCGCTCAAACAGAACTCGATGAGCTAATAGGAATTATTGGTGGGCGTCAGGAAGAGAAGGCCGCTGAAGAGGCTCGAATAAAAGGATTTGAAACAAGCCTAGATGATAGACTTGGTTCTTTGCGAGGCGATATAGACGCGCTTGGTATAGCCGATGTTGAAGATGTAACGTCATACACTGACCAGCTAAAAGCTCTACAGGACGAAATTAAAGGTTTTGATTCTGAGTTAGATTTTAATTTTACTGGAGACCAGAATACGACGTTTGAATTAGAGGACGCACTCTCAGACTTGCAAGACAAACGCGCCATGGAAAAATCTAGGATTGATTCCTTCCGCGATAAATACGAAGCGCTTCTTGATTCTGGGACTAAGGGCGTCAATCGTATGAATTTGTACGATTTGTTTGCGCTTGAAGACGCTCAGTCAGATTTGAACAACTTTGTTAAAGACCTATCTGGGTTTGAGTCTGATTTGGATTTTGACTTTTCTGACCTTATTGCAGGGGCAGACGACCCACAAGCTGTGTTATCTCAACTAATCTCCGACAGGGAAGGTAAACTTGCTAACGAGCAAGCTGATGTCGATAACATCTTGTCGCAAATCGACGGTGTTTCAGACTTCGATGAGTCCACAATGAACATGCTAAAAAACAATCTTATAGACGAGCTTGGTGATTTGGACCGCTTTACAGGAGGCTTAAATACTAACCGTGAGTCTATTGAGGGCGGCTTAGATAGTGTGGATGACTTGCTGGACGCACTCCTTCAAACTCGTGGCGGCATTGAGCAAGAGGCGCTTGAGGCGCTCCAGGGATACCGAGGGCAGGACTTCAACACGCTAGACGATGTAACGGCGGCTGAGGAGGCACTTAATACCATACTTGGCAAAAGTGAAACGTACAAAGCTACACAAGCTCAAGACGAACTTGACCTTATTTCAGAACTACTGGGCGATGAAAGAACGCGGTTGCAGGGAGATGTTGATGCTGTTGCCTCTCGTGAAGAAGCGGATGCGGCTTCGGTTGAGCCATTGCTGGATGCCTACGGCAACTTGACATTCCCGACTGTTGCAGACGGCGCTCAAGATATTGTTTCCGAAGAGCAGTTGCGCGCTTACTTAGCTAGCCTAGATGACGAGGACGAATTGGAAAACTTAGCATACAACAGTTCATTTGCTCGCAACTTGTTAGCACAGGGAGTGTAACATGAGTTTTGGTACTGCTTTCAATGTAGCCAGTAACGTCTACGGTATGTTTAGCTCAAGTAAGGCGGCTAAACGTGCCGCGCAGTGGCAAAAGTATAATGCGGCGTTACAGCGAGACAATCGACAACAACAAAATAACTTAATGAACATTGAGTTCGCCCAGCAAGAAAGAGCGGCGGCTCAAGCAAGAGAACAATATGAACGTGACATGGGGTTTTTTAATGACCAGATGGACGAGCGGCTCGAAAATAAAAGATACCTTCGTGAGCAAGACCAGCTAGGTGAGCAATTTGCGCAAGACCAAAATAGAAGAATTTCAAACCAGCAAAGAGCGCTAGAGAGAGCCGCACGCGAAAGACGCATATTTGACTTAGAGCAGATAGCAAATGACAAAGAGATACGCGAAAACGAACGCAAGTTCGCATTAGAGCAGTTAGAACGTGAGCGCCGAATACGGGCTAAAGAACGCGAAGAAGAGCGTGAGTACATGGACAGCAATCAAGCAAAGCTGGACAGAGAATTTGAGGCGCGCGAAGAAAGACTAGTTCAAGACCGCGAACAAAAAATGCTTGAGCGTGACCGCGAAGTATCTCTGGCCAATGATATATTGCGTCAGACATCAAATACACGCGACGAGCTTACATCTATTCTTGAGGCTCAGGGAAACATGCAGACCCCTGAGCTTGCTGGAGAGGAAGAGATTGGCGAGCGCGCAGACGAAAAGTTTCAAGTTCTTAATCAAGAAATTGAACGCGCAGTAGACCAAATGTTGTCTAAAACAGAGTCAGACCTTATAAGGCGTGGCGTTGGAACTGATGGCGCTGACTCAAATGCTAGACGTGCTGAGGTTCTAGCTCGAATAGCCCCCGCTGTGCAGAAAGCTGGGCAGTCTGCTTACTCAGATGCTCTAGCAGAAGTCACTGGTGAAAATAAAATAAAGACAGACAGGTTTGCTTTACTTAGACAAGCACTTCAAGACAAGCTCTCTAATACTCAAATGGCTGGCACAACAGGATTGAACTTTGATGCAAATGCTAGACGTACCACGAGCGGTGTTTACGATAAAGCCACAGGTTCAGCAGTAAACAATTACTTGCTAAGGGGGCCAACCAAATCAAACACAGGTGTTACTGGGCCGCTATCTATAGACAGCCTAGCTAAAATTTATGGCAACCCAAATAGTGGCGTTGCTGATATGCTCAGTATGAGTAACCCCTACGGAAATCGAACACAGTACAACGCCCTGGGTAGCTTGAATATGCCAGGCTCTCCTAATTTATCTATGGACTTAACTAATATTCAGTCAATGCTGGAAGACCAGTTAGCTTCAGCAAACAAAGGCTATGCCGACGCTACGGCGGCGGGTTCCAAAGCGGGCCAACTCGGTGGACAGTTCATGCAAAATGCAATTTCTGGAGCTGGTAGTTTCTTAGATAACAGGTACGGACCCACATATAATAGAGACGGTTCACTAAACGAACCAGCAGTTGGGCCTTACAAATTCTTCTTTGGTGACGGGAAAGCTTAAATGTTTGGAATGTTTTCAATTGATGCCGCTGAGGGCATGCTTAATCAAAAGAATCAAAATGATACGCGGCGCGTTGAAATTGCGAAGGCTTTCGAGCAGTACCGCAGAGACAACCCGTATGCGACTGCGCTAGACCTACAGAACTTCACGGACTCCTTGGTAGGAAGCGACTTTTACCTGCGGCCTGGAAATGCCACTGGACAAGCTCTACAAAACATTGCGGACACTAACGAAGAGAACCGCCTTATCGCGGATAGGAAGAAGAAATTAGAGGCGTTGAACCAAGAGCAAGGGTTTGTACAGCAAGTTGATGACTTCTTCGTAAATAGATTTAAGGCTAGTGGCGACAGCGAAGGCGCGCTCCGAGAAACACAAGAGTTATTCGGCTCAAATCTGCCTGGCGACCCATCTATGGATTCTCAAATTAAGAAAGTTTTAGACAGTCTTTCAAAAAGAGCAGACTCTTTAGCCAACAATACTGTTTATCAACTACTTGGTGAAAATCAAGAAATGATAAAAAATTTTGTAGAACAAGGAATGGACCAATCGACCTTGCAGAAATCACTACCCGCAGGCCTACAAGGACAAACGGCGAACAGTTTGTTGGATGGTCAGATTCGAGGGTATGACAGGGGTATAAGAGACAGGGTGTTCGGAGAAGCGGCTAACTATCTAAAAGACGACAAATTGAGAGGCGCTGTCGGCATGAACGATTTATCTCTTGTTAGAGAAAAAGTAGGCCCAGACTTTTATGACCGATACAATAAAGACGGGGAACTTGATGAATATCTTATCACTATGTCTAACGCCATGGTTCAAGATACTTGGAATAAAGAGCAAGGCGCGGCGTTTAAGGATGCTTTAGAATACGGTGATTCAAGCACGTCACAAAGGCTTGAGGCTCAAACGATGGCGTTTGCACATTTTGCGGGTGGCGACAGCCCTAAAGATATAGCGATTCAGGGCGCGTTAGGAACTTTACAGGCAGGTTATGTTTTGGACCCAACGTCTATCCGCATAGTCCAAGGTATTCTTGAAAGAACAACTGCCAACAACTCAGAAGATATCCTGGCTGAAATAGACGCCGCCCTTCCGCCAGGTAGTAAAGTTCCTGTGTCTCAGTTCAAACAAAACCAGCAAAACTCGTATCTATCTCTGCGAGGTTTGGGTGGCGGAAGTCCTCAAACTTTCCCTGACTACGTAAGAATGAACCTCGGAGAAAATGGAGCAATAACAAAACAAACTGATAGCAATATTGATGCGACAACCCCTTTGCAAATTCAAACCACGGCAGAGCTTTACGGTGGCACTAATGCGTTTGGATTACCGACTGCGGATGCCTATGCTCAACATGTTCGTGATATAAGCGTTGCTATCAGGGACCAACAAATGGCATTTCAAGAGTTAGAAGGGGTTAGAAGAAACATCTCTAATCAATCAAAATTCTTAGCAACTGTGAAGGGGCAAGATGGCGACCCTGGAAACCAACGGGAGTTAGAGGCGAAAGCGAGCCGAGAACTTGACGCCATGCAACAGAATATTAAAGCTAACATAGAAAACCTTGGGAGTAGGCAAGACGAACTCCGTGCATTTCAGGCAAGGGTTAGTCAGAGAAACCGTCGGTTTAACGACAAATTTAAAGATTTTGACGGAAACGAAATTAAAGAAGCGGCTAAAGCTATGCAAAAGTATATGGACCGCACTGGGAAGACCGACAAACAAAATATTGCTAGGCAATATGCCGCCGCACTCGGCGTCGTAGGCGGCGTGATGGTTAAAGGCAGAAACCGAAACTTTAGTCGTGACCAATTACAATTGGCTGAAGCCATTTTACGCGCGTTGCCATAACAAGGACGACAGCCCGCCTCTATTCTTCTACATTTGTGTGAAATACCCACCAATGGAAACTGGAGAACCTAGTGGCACAAGATGATTTCCCCACCCGACGTGTAGGCTTTGAACAAAATCTTACAGGCTTTGACAACCCCGTAAATCCAAATGGAGTTTTAAGCTCCTCTTCAGGGCTAGACGCTCTGCAAGACCCACAGTTTATTTCTGAACTGATGGAGTATTACGGCAAGCAAGGAGACGTCGCAGACCCATCAAACATCGAAGAACTACTCGACCAATTCTACGAAGACCAGACGTGGAAAGGTATGAACGCGGGTTCAGCGGTTCTTGATATTATGGAAACAAGGGGGCAGGACGAGCGTCAAGTTCAACTTAAAGGGCGTATGAAGCAAGTTTTTGACAGCTTGCCAGACGCTTTTGACAAGGGTGGTCGTGGGTTTGGCGGGTTCGCGCAAAATGCGGCCGCGGCAATTCTTGACCCAGTTAATATCGTTGGCTTTGGTTCTGGTGCTTTAGCGGCTAAAGCCGCCGCACGAGCCGCAACCAATGTCACACAAAAACAAATGCTTGGAAGAGCGGCAAAAACTGGTGCTATTGCAGAAGGTGTTGTCGGTGTTGGTGTTGGTGGGGTTCAAGATACTCTACAACAAAACAGAGACCTAGCGACAGGCATCCAGGATGAGTTTGATACTACGCGCGCCATTGGCGCGGCAGCGGCGGAAGGCCTTTTAGGGGTTGGCCTCGGCGGGTTGTTTGGTCTTGCGGGTGGTGCGGCCGCTGTGCAAGCTCGCGCTGGTGCTGGCGCGTCTAAAACAGATAAAGTTGCCAGCGCTGTATTGGCTCCTGCTCGTGTTGCGGGACGCTTTTTAGACAAAGCTGTTTACGGCCCATTTGGAAAGCAGTTTACTCTACAAGCTGAAAACGCACGTCTAAACGAGTTAGGTTTTACTGATGCTCAAATTGCACAGTTAGTTGATGAGGCACAAAAAAAAGGTCAAAACGCAAAAGCAGAAATAGCGACTATTTTAAGAAACAGCATACAAGCAGACGACTATATGGTGCGCACTCAGGAAGGTAATGCTGAGGATATAGAGCTACCCTCCCAAGAAGAGATTGACGCTATTGGAGAGGACGTTGTAGAAGACTCTCGATTCCCAGGTTTACAGCAAGAGCTAGCTGAATCAGAGGCGGACCTTGCAAAGCGACAAGTTGAATTACAACAGGATTTAAATGAGGCGCGCCAAAAGGGTGACACAGAAAACGAAGCACAAATAATAAAAGAACTCACCACTGTCGCCTCGATGGAGGGGCTTGCCACTAGAATTTCTAATTACCAAGATGAAATTGCCGCAGACTTAGTAAGTCCGAACGCCGCTACAATAGCCGCGGCCCAAAAGCGTATCGGTGACTTACGTACACTTATAGCTGATTATAAAAACTTCACTCGCAATGGCGATGCTGTTACAGCCCAAGCAGTAAAAGAAAGCGAACAAGTAGTAGTAGCTGGTGGCCCCGCCCCAGCAAGTCAAGCGCCAGCGCCCACTCCTACAGCAACACAAGCTGTAGAAACTCCTGCCGAAGCGCCCGTCACTGAAGCCGCGCCAGTAGAAGCTCCTTCGCCCGTGGAAACAAGTGCAGAGTTACCTCAAAGCATGTTCTCTACCTCTGCCGTAAGAGGTATGGCGCAAAACGCTGGTTTAACAGAAGCAGACTTTGAGGGTGTTACTCCAACTACAAAATCAGGTAAAAAATACAACGTCAAAGATGTTAAGAAAATCATAGCGTCTAAGGCAGGGCAGACACCAGAGCCAGCTACGTCTCAGCCTGTTACTGCGCCTGAAGCTGTGACGCCTGAGCCAGTCACACCTGAGCCTGATGTAGAAGCGGCTTCCGTAGACTCTTCTCCGATTGAATACATAATGATGCAAGACGGGGAATTTTTGCTTCCTGGCTATAGGGAAAAAACGTCAGGCAGAATAATTGTGCGAGACCCAAAAGATGGGGCGGCTATTTCCTTGCCGCAAGAATCCGCGGGACCAATTACTCCGCTAACAACTGGCACTCTGAGATACCGTAGCAATGAACAGAAAACTGCTATTCAAAATGTTCTATCTCAAATTGGAAAAACAGAAGAGGATATAGTTGAGGCCGTTGCTCAAGGCAGAATACCTGTATCAAAAGACGGCACAATAAAACAAATCAAACGCCCGAATATTATTCAGGTTCTTACAGCATTTGACGACGTGGGCGTGGACCCTGTTGACTTGGCGTACCAAAAGCGCGCAGAGCGTGTTTTAACAAAAATTGATAAAGATTTGGGTGGGGTGTTTGCAAGAATAGTACAGTTAAGACCAGATAAAGCAAGGGAGATAATTTTAAAAGAAGACCCTGAGCAGGGGGACCGTATATTCAATGAGTTGGTAGATTCTCTGGATGATGGCGGAATTACGAACGAAAGAAACAGCATAGAAAATGTTGATGGTCAGCCAGAATTTACTGTTACAGAACAGAAAAAAGTAAAACAACTTACTAAGAATATGATTGCGCTTGGTTTACCTGAAGAAACAGCCGAGCTTGCCGCAACCATGAAAGTCGTGCAAATGCGCGGCTCTGAAATTCAAAAAAGCAGTGGCGACCTAGAAGGCCCGCTTGCTAATCCGCCTATTGAAACAACAGCAGGTAGAACAACTTTTAATAAGATACAAAGTTTTTTGAAAAGCGGCGAGTTTATTGGCCGCGCACCCTCTGTTCCTGAAGGTTTGGACCCAGATACAAAAATTATTTATGGGTATGATAACGCGGTTGTTGAGGCTAATAAGTTAATCGAAGAAGAATACGAAGTTAGATTTGAAAGAGCCGCCCCCACGGAAGAAAATCCGAACGCTGTGGAAGAAGTTGTGCAAACGCGAACGCGTAGAGTGCCAAACACAGGTGTCGTTCGTTACGTCTCAACAGGTGGCGAGTACCTTGCTGATGGCCAAGGAAGCTTGTTACCCAGGGCAGACGGCAAGAAAAATATTATTAAACCAGAAGCCGCCACAAGAGGTCAGAGTTATTGGCACGACCCTATAACCAACAAGGCGTGGAAAAACGAAGCCAACATGCGGGTGGCTCGTGGCGAAGGCCCGAACCAAACACACTACGCATCAACAGACGTACCTGTAGATACAGACAAAGACATACTTGATAGAGCGTTTGAGAGATTTGAGCTTGACGGCGACATGGCGGCACTCGGTGAGGCTGTCAAAAATACTGGCAAAAACAGTCTTGTTCCTATTACTAGCGAAGTCCCTGATGTTCCCGTCCTAAGCACAAATGGAAAGCGCATAGCGCTACGCAACAAAGAAACAGGAAATATACGTGTTATTGGTCAGAACCAAATAGACGACGGGAAGGGACTCGAAGCACTTCTTGGGAAAGCAGACATTGAAGACTTTGATATTGGACACACCAAGGGTGCGCGTAACTCTAAAACGGCTACAGAAGAATTTGAAGTCTGGTCTCCTGATGGAGCCAAGAGAGCATATTTAACTGCCCAGCAAGCATCTCAACAAGTAGTTGATTTAACACCCCTTAAGTTTGTGCAGGAATTGGATGGCCTAAAAGAATTAGTAGAAGATATGCCTATGCCTAGTGACAGGCGCGTATCAATTTCTACTACCATTAGTCGTCTTGCTGAACGCGCGGGCGAAGTAGACAAACTTACATTTGTGTCGGCTATAAATTCAATAGAAAACGATATTGGTTGGCCGCGTCTAGGTCAGGGAGATTTAAAAAGAAGCTACGCAGAAATTTTTACAGCCCTGCACAACTTTAGAAAATCTATTGTACCTGACGACATAAGGTTTCCTGGCGAAACTATTGGCGAGTCTCAAAGACAGCTTAAGGGAATACTTAGAACTATGTCAGGGAAAGAGACCGCAGAGATTACCTCTGTGCTACGCACCCTGTCTGAGCAAGCGGACGATTTAGCTCCCGCCTTCAAAGAGGGCGATGGAAATTATTACATTGATTTTTCAATAGATGGTGATGATAAGTCTAGGTTGAGCCGTTTAAATCACGTCGCATTGTCTAAAAAAGAAAATGTAAGTAATCCCAAAATAAGGACTGTTTTACATGAGCTTGGTCATTGGGCTTATCATAATGTATTAACACCTGAAGATAAGTTGGAATTTTGGAAAACTGCTCAAGGTTATATAGACGCAGACACTGGTTTAGTAGACGAGCCTAAGTTGGCTAGAAGCCTATACAACTTGGAAGAAAACCCAATACACTCAGAAATGTTAAACCACCCTGGGGGCGTGGTTAGAGTCGGAGACAAAAAATTTAGCTCGAACCACCACCTAAGTCCGCAAGAATGGTTTGCTACACAGTTTTCTAATTGGGCTATGAACGAAAGACTAGCTCCAGAGTTTAGGGAAGAAAGCTACTGGAATAAAAACCCAATTATGAGAGATGTATCCAGATACGTTAAGTCTATCGTGGATTTCTTTTTGCACAGAAAGGGTGTGGACCCAGACTTGGTTCCGATATTCAGCAAAATTATTCCTGATAATTTGCAAGCCGCGGCATTGGCCGACGGCGTTATGACACCCACGTCTAAAGCAGGCAAGGATGTGCATAGAACAATGATTGATTTGACTATGTACCGAGATGACCTGCAAGAAGCAATAGATAGTGGCAACGACGAGGGTATTGTCTTTCATGCCCAAATGTTGGCCAACAGGCTTTATGGTATTGCGGCCCCAGAATATAAACGCAGAGGCCCAGTTGGTGAAAAAGGCAAACCGTTTATGCTTTTTGGTCAAACTCACAAACTGTCCCAGACTTTATACGGCAAAATATACGACGCTCTTGGCGAAGATGTTTCTACATTAAGTGTTAGCGAAGTTGAAAATCTTGGTTTTAGCTATGACGCAGTATCGCGGGACATGATTGCTGACGCAGATAGAATTAGACAAATTTTTTACGGCCAAGACGAAGGCTCTAAGTTTGATGTCAATGAACTTATGGGCATCATTATTAATGATGGACGTAAGGCTTTTAACAAACTGTCTGATGAACCTGTAAAAATGAAGGGTGGTTATCCAGGCATTGAGTTTGCGCCTAAGTCACCACTCAAAGGGTACGCCAAATATTCTAAAATGTTGCGCGACGGAACACGTAAGAAAAAACGTATTCAAGAAAAGCGAACCAAAGAAACTCGTCAAAACGCAGACGCCGCTAGGCTGAATAAATCTCCCACAGTTGCACAAATAGACGATGGCCAGGCGGTCAGTTACAGGCTAGCAACGGCGACACAACTTTCTGACGAGCTAGGTAAGTACGGCGAAACAGATTACGGTAAAATGGTTGCGCGTCAAATGAAAGAAAACGAGCGCACCGCTCCACTTTCCAACGAAGTAGAGCCTCAGCAAATAGACGACCAGTACACGCTTGACGCTATTAGCAAGGAGATTGAAGAAACTCAAGGGATTTCGACTACAAATGTAAGCCCTGGCGCGCGGCCAGGCATTAACTTAGCGCAAGAAAAACTTAGCCACCGAGACGTCGATAGAACTAATATTATGCGGACAGTATTTTACCGCATGGCAAACATAGTGGGAACAGCACGACCCAACCGTCGCATGCACCTAGCAATGATGGGCGTTAGCGATGTCAACGAAGTTGCCAGAAGAATAAATACGTCTGACCCCCAAAACCAATTACCTGGCTCGCCTCCTGCCAATTATCTTAATGAACAAATTGAAACAGATGGGCCAGAATTTAAAGAGCTTAGAGATAAAATTCGCAGTTTATCTACAAACCTTTCTCCTAAATCAGAAAAAGCGACAGGTCAAAAAAACGCAAAGCTCGTCGTTGAAGATGTTATCAGGGCGATTGTTATTATGGACCCGCGCCAAAAACTTCACCAAGAGATATGGAGAAAAACATTTGGTCCTAAAAACCAAGGCGGACAAGGGTTAGAAGTTACTCAGGCAAACTGGGACAAGGCGCTAAATGATTTAGTCAAAAAAGTCTCTGGCAATATGTCGGGAACAGAGCCTTTTGATGAAGCGACTGCGGGTGTTCTGCCAAGCCATGTGCATACAGTAAAACAGCACGTCGCCTACATACTGAATGGCCAGATGGACACACGACTTAAGAAAGCCCACCCTGTACTTGACGCATACGGAAACGTGTTCAACCTCGAATCACAAAGAGAAAGCATTGATGAAGTGTTCTACCCAAGTCGCTATGACGACGAGGCTACGGGCGATGTGTCTGGCTTAAAAAGAACTACCGAAGCGTTCTGGAATAACTCTAGTCAAAATAGAAAAGACGCAATTAACGACTTTACAGGCAACGCCGATGTAAATAATCCGCCTACAATGTTTACACTTACTGTTGCTGATGTCGGTGGCAAGAGGCCTCACGTCTTAGGTGAGCGCGGTCTTGAACCACAGGTCACAACAGACAAGCGTTACGGTAATGGCACTAAAGTACGTGAATTAGTTAACGAGCAAGAGCAACAATACCACGAAACTATGGTCGGTGCTTTGCGCGAAGCGGGCGCACCAGAAGGTGATATAAATAAGTATAACGATTTGCTCGAAATGCGGGAGGTAATGAAAGACTCGATTATGCACCTCCAAGCAAAATCGTTTGATAGAGAAAGAAACTCGGAAGGTATTGGACATTTTGAACGTCAAATAGATAACGTCTATGACAACCTACTAGTCATCAATGAAGAGTTGGATGAAATACTTGATGGATTTAATGTAAGTCGCCAAGACAAGCACATCCCTGTTTACATGGCCGATGCGAGAGTTTTTGATTTCACTATTGGCGCAGAGTACGGCGTGGATGACATCTCTTTTATTCGGGGTGTCATGGCCGCTATAGACCAACGCTCATCATTCGACACTGAGTCTCCTATAAATATGATTAGCTCACGAGGCTACATTACAGGCGATGCACTGCATCAAGAGTTTGTAGACGTAATACAAGAGGTTGCTAGGGAAAATAGTGGACGACCAATTTCATTAACCAGCGCGTCTGAAAGACTAAATAAAATCTTAAAAGACCAGGGCTATGATGGAATTAAGGGGCATGAAGACGGCGACCTTACCACAGACAATCCGTTTACCATGTTGTTTGAGGCCCAAGGTAAAATCAAACACGCTATGGCTGACGAATTTGATGACAACCGTCACATTACTGGATACCTCTATGACAAAGAAGAGGTGTCGAGAATAAACAGCCAGCTTATAAACACCATGGACGAGCAAGGTCAACTCGGTGAGTCTCAGACTGTCACAATAGAAGAGGGCTTAAGAAATGCTGGCGTCTCAGCAAATGCGGCCTCTGCTGTAGGTCAAATTGCTAGAGGAAAAGTACCTGCTGGACGTCAACAAAGCGCTCTTAGACGCGCTCTTAATATAGGGCTTGGTGAAAACTCCCACAACATGAGACGTTTTGGAATGAACTGGGTGGCTGATTGGATTTCTCCTGCACGTATGGAGGGGACAGGACACTATGAGCGTCTTGCGGGACGCACGTCTAACCACGTATCTCCAGTTTTTGAAGCTCTTGCTGGGTTGCCTGGAGGTGGCGGTATTAAGAATTGGGCGCGCAAGGCAAGTGACTTCAACATTGGCAAGGCCAGCCTACATCACGCTATGGGTGTAGACCAGCCTCGTGGTTATGAAAAAATTGTAAACGCAATTAGACGCGGACCAGGTTCTAACGCTGTAAAAAATCTTACGAACGCTGAAAATTTTGCGTATAAAAAAGTGCGCGCTATGTTCCAGAACATTCATTACGAACTCACGGAAGCGGGTGTAATGGTGGGTCGCGTCAAAGACTACTTCCCACAAGTTTGGAGCGTAGAAAAAATCTTACGTGACCCAGACAATTTTAAAGCGGCTTTGGCGAGATACTTTGTTTCCGAGTCAGAACGTCACGAAGATAGAGTCTTACCTTTTAATAGCGCTCTTGATAAGGCAGGTAGAGTTTACTCACGACTTGTGGAAGAGGACGGTGTGTACACGCCAGCCCATGGAACCCGCGACACTAACGATGACCACGTTGATTACCAGCGTTTAATACGTCTCGATGAATTTAAAGAACACCTCGATGATGTTGGTTCTTATCTTGAGAATGACTTAGAAGCTATTGTTAGTAAATACGCTGACAACGCTGTGCGTCGCGTAGATTTGGCAGAAAAATACGGTAATGAAACTCATGGCTTTTACGACTACATGAGCATAGTCACAGCCAACAGCATGCCAGACCAAATTGCAAAACTTTTATCTACAAAGAAAGTTTCGCGCAAAATTATTGTTAATAAGCTAAATGATAAAATTGACGAGAGTTTAGAAATTAGGCGCGAATCACCAATGCCGTTTGAGGGCGACGACATCGCCGCGCGAAAAGCGGCCGAGACCCTAATAAGACTTGCCCCTAAAGGCGAAGCCGCGATGCGTCAGTTTATGAGCAACTTTGAAACTGGCAGAGGTGAGCCAGCTTTTTCAAAACGTATGGACGCAATCATTGGCGCGATACTTGACCGCCAAAACATGTCTGGCCCAATAGACAGGGACATAGAAAAGTTTGCCATAGGAACTCTTGAGTCCCTACAGCGCAAGGGTAACGGTGGGTACGGTATATTTGGCACACACGGAACTAGGGCGTCTAAAGTAGTGCGCAACTTTAATGCTATTACACTACTTGGCTCAACAGTATTCACGTCCCTTGGTGACGCGGTTCTACCACTCGTAAGGTCGGGTAGTTTTAAGGCGTATACAAAGGCCATGGCCAAATACATGGCCGACCCCCACTACCGTAAAATGACACGCAACATTGGGGCCGCGCTTGAAAACCAAATACATGAGCGCATGACGGGTTTGTATGGCGCGGATTCATCTAAGAATACAGTGGCTTTCTTTAACGCTACGTTACTATCCCCATGGACTGGCTTTTGGCGTAGCACCTCATCTGCTGTTGGGCATGAATGGTTCAAGGCTGAGTATGCTATTGCTTTAGCAAATTTCAATCCCGCGGCCAACTTGAGGGAACAGAACAGAAAGTTCCAGAAGTCTTATCGTATTCTTCGTGCATACGGCTTAGACGAATTGCTTGCAACCAATCAGCGGATTGATGACTTTGATAGCTTTATACCATCTCCTAGCGACAGCCCTCAAAGGGCTGACGCGAAAGCGCGGGTGCAGGAAGCGGTTATTAAGTTTTCTAACCAGACTATTTTTACGCCAAATGCAAACGACATACCCCTGTTTGCACAGTCTCCTATAGGGCAAATTGTATATCAGCTTAAATCATTCCCGATGATGATGGGTAGAACAGCTTATGACGTAGGACGTCTTGGGCTTGCCGCAGACCCCGTAACAGGTGGTGGACGTAGGTTCTCTCCAGCAATCATGCTTGCTTCTGTAGCGCCAATGATTGGTGGTGGAAGTGCAAACCTTGTAAAAGATTACGTCCAAGCTCGCGGGGAAGATAACACCAGGCAACCGCGTGAACGCTCATTCAACGAGTTAGCCGAGTCAGTTGGCTGGGACGGAAGAGTCCACGGCGATATATACGGAATTAGCGCAGACGCCTTCTGGGGTAACTACGTAGAGGGCATGATACAAATGGGTGGCTTAGGCTTGTTGGCAGACATCTTCTATCAAACCGCAGAGCAAGCAGACAATGGGACTTATGGTGCGCAACGCATAGTTTCAGTGTTCGGTGGGCCGACTGCTGGGTTAGCGTTCGATGCCGTTAAAGTGTATCAAGGTATAGCTGACCAAAACGATTCGAGACGTTACCCAGAAAGAGCCGCGGCACGAGTAGTAGCGAACCGCATACCTGTGCTTGG